CTTCTCCCACCTGAAGACGTATGGCTTACGGCTAAAGAAGCAGTTAAGTATGGCATCGCAGACGAGATAGTGGAATTTTACTGATGTGGCGACTGTGGGCTAAGGCTCTTGGTGAAAAATTTGGTAATACTGATAAAGAAGCCGATAAAATAGCTTTGATTCGAACGCTGATTATAGTATCATATATAGTAACGAATTTGTTCATAGTGGCAGGAGTTATTCGACACTGGAACGGGTAAAAGGAGAAACTTATGGATATATACCTTGAAGATCTGATTATGGCAGATATGATTGTTAATGGATATGACATTACAGATCCGCTAGATATCGAAGCATACTGGGAGATTAGACTATCATGAACGTAGTTATTTGGTCAAGAGCAAATTGTCCTTATTGTATTAGCGCTAAGGAAATTCTTCGCGACTTCAATATTCCTTTCACTGAAAAGGTTCTTGATCGCGATTTCACGAGAGAATTTCTTCTCGAAACATACCCTACAGCAAGAACATTTCCAGTCGTAGTTGTTGACGGATTCTACATTGGCGGGTATAATCAACTCTCACAAAAGTTGAATGAAGAAAAAAGTAGCACACAGAGACTTCTTAACGAACAGGTGATGTAATGGTTTATGAACGTGATAAGTTGATTGCTGATCTCAAGCAATCAGTGGTTGAAGTAACATTTACTAAGGTTAACGGTGATCGTCGTATTATGCGTTGTACGCTCGATCCTCGGCAGCTTCCTGCAATGACAAATGAACAGGTAGAGCATCTTTCTGCTCAGCAGAAGCGCGAAGAGAATAAAGATGTTATCGCTGTATGGGATGTACAAGCTGATGGTTGGCGGTCTTTCCGTGTTGACTCAGTACAGTATGTTCAGGAAGTGGATGCATACTAATGAAGAAGCTTGTTATGGTTGATTGTCTCTCGCAGTTTCGCATTCGTTATTGCGTAGAGGTTGAAGACAATATTGAGCATGCTCTTGATGAAATCATCTGTAACTATGAAGAGATGGAGTTTCAAGAATTTTCACAAGAGCATCTTCTTCCCAGTCCTATTTTTGTTTCTCATAGAGAGATAAGTAAGGAAGAATATCTGACGATGTTCGATCAGGATAACGACTATCTAAAGAGCTGGACTGAAGAACAGAAGCTCAAATTCATCAACAAAATTAACTATGACAAGCCAGAAATCATTGGCGGCTAAGGAGATATAAATGACTGAGATTGAAAATACATATTGGGGCTATCATCTTATTTTGGATGCTGCTGGTTGCAACCACGATCTAATTACTGATGGTAATAATATTACAGCATTTGCCAATGCATTGGTAAAGGCTATTGACATGGTTCCTTTTGGCGAACCACAGGTTATTAATTTTGGAAGTGGCAACAAAGCAGGGTATACTCTTGTTCAGTTGATCGAAACTTCTAACATCTGTGCACATTTTGTCAACGAATATGATCATATGTATCTAGATGTGTTTTCTTGCAAGCCATTTGATCAGCAGATCGTTGTGCAAGTCGCCCAAGAATATTTTCAGTTTACCGGAATCAAGGTTGGATTTCTAGAAAGACAGGCTGGCTAATGCCCTTCGAAGAAAACGAAATTTCTATTAACTCTAATGGTGGCACTGAGCTATCAAAGCGCAGTGTTGCCAAATCTATCCCAGAAGAATTAGCTAACGAATTTCAAGTAATCGCTTCTAGAGTTCGCGAACTTGAAGACGATAAAATTCGTATTTACTGGGTTCATGATTTGGCAGATGATCCAGAGCTTCAAAATCTTCGAGATGAAAATTATCGAAACAAGTTTCACAAGATTGTTTTTGTGTCACATTGGCAGATGAATGAATTCATCTTGAAGCATAATATTCCATGGACAGATCAGCTTTGTGTGATTGAGAATCCAATCATGCCAATTGAACCTCATGAAAAGCCAAATGATCAGATCAATCTTATCTATTTTTCAACACCACAACGTGGTCTAGAAATTTTAGTTCCTGTATTCGAATTTCTAGCCAACAAATATTCTAATATTCATCTTGATGTTTATTCGAGTTTTAAAATTTATGGTTGGGAAGAAGCTGATAAAAGCTTTGAACCTCTTTACGATAAAATTCGCAATCATCCACAAATGACATATTATGGCTATGTACCACAGGAAGAATTGCGTAGTGCGTTGCTGGATCAACATATTCTAGCATTTCCATCAATTTGGCCAGAAACATCTTGTAGAGTTCTTATTGAATCTATGTCAGCTGGTCTATTGTGCGTTCACCCTAATCTTGCTGCATTGTCTGAAACATCTAGCGGATTGACTAATATGTATCAGTTCAATCAGGATAACAATATCCATGCTAATATTTTTCTTGGCAATTTAGAGCATGCGATCAATTTGATTATCAATGATGGTGATAATGCTAACATCAAAAATTATTTGAATTTGATCAAAGCATATGCAGATACTAGATATAATGAATCAAAAATTGCTGGTCAATGGCAGCATCTTATGACGAAACTTTTGGAAAAATATCCGGATGTGGAATCTCGTAAAATTCCAGCCAAAATGTTCATTTACAGAACTTAATAAATATGTTGACATATGGTGTGATTTAAGGTATAGTTATCTTTATGAAAAAACAAACCGATAACGTAATAATGTTTCCAAACAAGGGTAACAAGGGTAATCATCCTCCTGTTATCAGTAAGGAAAAGGCAGCAATTGATGTAACTATGGTTAAAATGAATCATATCAATGATGCTTTGGAAACTATTATCCCAATGTTGTTCAACAATATTTCTATTGCTGGATTTGATATTCTTCCAGAAGAAGAAGATGATGATCTAAACATTAAAGACAATGCATTGGTTGTTGAATCAATTCGTTCTATCCTCTGTAAATATTATGAGATTAATCATCCTCTGCAAGAAGTTGCAGAGGAGTTTTTCACACATAAAGAAGATGGTATATTGACTGTATCGAAACATCTAGACCTAGATCTGAGCCACTACGACAAAGAGTGAAACATAATGATTATCGTTGACTTGTCACAAGTTATGCTTTCCAATCTCATGATGCAAATTGGAAATCACACAAACGCTAAGATCGAAGAGAATATGGTTCGCCATATGGTTCTTAATTCTCTTCGTTCGTACAACTCCAAGTTCTCTGAAGAGTATGGAGAAATGGTTATTGCTTGCGATAATACCAACTACTGGCGCAAGCAGCTATTTCCCTACTACAAGGCAAACCGTAAGAAGAACCAAGAAAAGTCTGAGATGGACTGGAAGGCAATTTTTGAATGCCTCAATAAGATCCGTGCAGAGTTAAAAGAATTTTTCCCTTATCGTGTGATTGATATTGAATCTGCTGAGGCGGATGATATCATTGCAACTTTGGTTATGAATCATCCTGCCACTATTGAAAGCTTTATTGATGTATCAGATGATATTTTGATTCTTTCAGGCGATAAAGATTTCATTCAGCTACATAAGTTTGGATATGTCAAGCAGTACGATCCCGTCCGTAAAAAGTGGATTCAGCATGACGATCCAGTGCGCTACCTATCAGAGCACATTCTTAAAGGAGATAGTGGCGATGGCATTCCTAACGTACTTTCTCCTGACAATTGTTTTGTTGTTGGGGAGCGTCAGAAACCTCTGACCCAAAAGAAAATCGATGTATTGATTGAACTTGGTTTAGAAGGTAAGTTTGATCATCCGATGGCTCGTAATTATTACCGTAATAAACAGTTGATTGATTTAAGTATGATACCAGCTGCTGTTAAAGAAAATATCATAGAGTCTTATTCGGCTCAGGAAAACAAAGGTCGGGATAAAATGTTTAATTATTTTATCTCAAACAAACTTAAAAATTTAATGGAACATTTAGGAGAATTTTAATGGCTATGCGAGTTGGTGTTGCTGAGTTTCTTGAGAAGGTAAGCAAGCTTAAGAAAAAAGAAGACAAGGTAGAAGCTTTGAAGATGAATGATAGTTATGTTATTCGTACTATCCTACAGGGCGCATTTGATCCACGTATTGTATGGGCTCTTCCGCCAGGCATTCCGCCTTATAAAGTCAATCAGCTAGTTGATCAGGAAAATGTATTGATCAAGGATGCGCGTAAACTGATTTATTTCGTCGAAAATAGTGGTCACAATCTCAATCCATTGAAGCGTGAATCAATGTTTGTTGAATTTCTTGAAGCACTTGCTCCTGCGGATGCTGTGCTTATTTGTACTATCAAAGAAAAGAAATTGCCTTGGAAGGGTATTACGTTGGATATTATCAACGAAGCTTTTCCTAATTTTATTCCTGTAGAGGAGCCTGCAATTTAACATGCCTACTAAAAACAGATATTATCTCGAAGACAGAGATTATATTGATGGCGCTGATGTTGACGCCAGAAAACAAAAAAACAAGCACAAAGAAAAGCGTTTCGAACGTGCTTTGAAAACAAAAGATATATCTTCTCTTCTTGAGGATGAAGATAGTGATTATCCTTATGATAGTATCTATGATGAAATGGCTGACGAGGATAGTTGGCCAGATGACCGCGAGGAATATCGTTAATGCCCACA